TTACATTGTTAATTCAGCCAACCGCCCAAAAGCAAGAACAAACCATTCAAAATCCGTTTCTTCCATCGGTGTCATACTCCAATGATTCCAGTATCTCCATTGTGAAAAGATTGTATTTCCCAAAAGTTCCACGCTGTCAATCTGATTTACAATTCGTTTCCAGCTTTCGTAATCGCCTAAATTCAGATTTGGAAAAGCTGCCTTGAAAGATTCCCCGCAATCCATTACAAAACCTAAATCAGCAAGTCCTTCACCAATAAATTCGGCATCATCAAAAACATTGAACGAAAACGAAGTGTGATTTTTACATATTTGCCGCCATAGCAACGCAAAACGGTGAATTTTATAATTGTTTGCCAATGCTGCACGCTTGATAGGGCTTTCATTTGGTCTTTCAACTGTAATTCTATCCCCATCGAAAGCAAGTTCAACTTCCCGCTGTTCAGGATTTAATCCCATTCGATCAACCCATGCTTTGGGAATAGACAGCTTACAAGTGTATGAATTTCTGCTTGCGTTGCCGCCAGCTTTTCCAAATATCATATTTGCGTTTCTGCGCTCCATATTCACCGCCCCTTTGAAAATTGTTCAATATCTTTGAGTTTATTATACGCTATTCGTTACCAATAGTCAAGACATAGGAAAGCCCCGGAAAATCCGGGGCTTTCTGTTGGTGCAGTTTATTCATGCACCCCTTCCGTGATAATATCAACCGCTTCATTCACCGCATCGGTCAGCCCGGAAACAACACCGTCCAAGTCCATAGAACCCGAAACATTGTTGTTATTGGTCTGTTCAATGGTGATTTCAGCCGTTGTAAATCTGTTGATTGCTTCCTGTTCAGCAATATCACGCATATATTTCAATTCTTCTTCCGTAATGTCCAACGAATCCTTGATAGAACCCGTGTTGTCGGCAATATCGCCCACACCGTCACCGATAGAACCCGTGTAGTTGCTCAAATCGGCATAATCACTTGCGGAAGGAATATTTGTGTTGAACAGGCTGGACGGGTCAAAGTTGGAAATGGTATCTTCAATACCTTCACCGAAACTATACCCTGCATCCCACGCCCCGGAATACTCAAAGCGTTCAAGGTGATAATCAGAAGCGTTGACTTTCGCCATGACTTCCGTTCCCTTGCCAAAAGTGGAATCCACCCAACCACTAAGGGAATCCCGCCACCCGGAAACAGCACCCGCAAGATTTGAACCGAAAATTGTATCAATCGCACTTGCCAAAGACTGCAACAGGGAAAGGATTGTATCAACCAAATCAAAGAACAACCGGGCGATTGCCGCCACGGGGTCATTGAACACATTTGCAAAAAAGTTCGCAAATGCCGCAATGAAGTTCCAAAGCACAACGAAAATATCAATCACAAAGTTAATCAGGGTAACGAACAGGTTTCCAATAAACGCACCCGCTACCGCAAACACTCCGCAAATGATACCCGTTGCAGAAACGGAAGTTCCCACAAATTTATTTACCGCCGCAACTGCCGCATAGAACAGGGCAATCAGGGCGATTATAAGAATAATGATCCATGTGATAGGGCAAGCAAGCAACGCTGTATTCAAACCATACTGAGCCGCCGTAGCTGCTGCCGTTGCGCTTGCTTCTGCGCCTGTTGCCGCTGCGTGTGCGTAGGAAGCAACTGCAAGGGCAATTTTTACGCCTGTGCTGATTGCTTCAATCGCTTTGGTAATCAGCAGATAACCGTAATATACGGCAAGGGCGGCGGCTACACCGTAAATGATAGGGGATAACCACGACCAATTATCAGCAACAGCACCCGCAACGCTTACCAGCAAATCAAAGATTTCAAGGGCAATGCCCGCCACAACGGAAAGCCCCTCAATGGCATTATTCACAAACTGTTGGAAAGCATCACTGTTTGCAATTTCGTTCAATCTGTTCAAAACAGGCTGAAACGCCATCAAAGCGGTATTCTGAAATGAAGTCCAAATCTGCGAAAATGTTTTCGGCATACTCGCAAATTTTTCATTGGTTTCATCAGCCGCCGCAAACATAGCCGCTTTCACAATGTCAGCCGTGATTGCACCGTCCGCCGCCATATCTTTCAACTGACCTTTAGGGACTTCCATATAATCAGCGATAGCCTGAATGATATTCGGGGCTTGCTCCAAAATGGAATTGTATTCCTCACCACGAAGAACACCCGAACCCATAGCCTGTGTAAGCTGCAACATAGCGGCATCAATGCCCGCTGCTTCTGTTCCGGCAATGGTGAACTGCTTGTTGATTTGTTCCATGAACGCAACGATTTCTTCCGAACTGCCGAAAGCATCACCCGCCATAAGTCCAAGTTTGGAAACAGCGTCAGCCGTTGCCTGATAAGAACCCCTTGCCCGTTCAGCGGACAAATAAATCATGTTCTGCAAGTCCTGTGTGGTCTGCAATCCATCATTCATCAGGTTCAAACGGGCGGTTGTTGAAGTCAGTGTGTCGGACAGGTCAAGGACTTTCCCCACGGTCTGAACCGTGGCGTAAGCTGCAACAGCACCCTTAATTACGTTCATCAGGTTATCGGCGTTCGCAACACCTTCATTGATTTCCTGATTAAAACGCCCCTGTTCGTCCACATTGTCACGGATATAGCGTTCGGTGTTGCCGATTGTTTGCGACAACCGCAAATAGGCTTCATTTGCCGCCTGAACATCCATATCAGCAACAGCACGGTTCAAATTCTCCTGCGCCTGAACCGCCTGATTAAGCTGTGAACGCAAGCCTTCTAATTCAGCGTTTGCCTGATCCGTTCCCAAATTCAGCGGATTATTTTCTATCTGCTGAATCCTTTCTTGAATTCCATGAATCCGGCTTTGCATGGTGTTCATATCGTTTATCATATTGGACGGTAAGAAATTCATGCGGCTTGTCCTGCTTACAATTTCCGCTTGTGTATTTCCCAACTGCTCCAATAGTGTGTTTGCGTTCTGAACTTCCTGATTAAAACGCTCTACCCCTGAATCTGTAAAGACAGGCATTATTGGATTATTCCATGTTGCCGTTGTGGTTTCAGGGGTAAGCGGTTCTGACATTGCTTCCCTTGCGGCGTTAATCGCCGTCATTGCCTGATTGATCTGATCCGTTACCGTATCTGCAACAGACATTGTAACGGGTTCGCTCATGGCTGCCTGTAAATTCTCCATTGCTGATACGCCCGCACTAACAGCGTTAATAATATTCATCAGCGGGGCGGTAAAGGAATCATACAATTCAATCGCTGTGCTGATAGTAGCCAAATTTTTCACCTACTTTCTTTAGAAAATTTTTGAAAGCCCTGATTATAGGGTGTTGCAAACTGTTCAGATATTCCGAACGCACCTGCCGCCTTTTCACTTCCCATTCCAAAACATTCAAATACAACTTTTCGTGATTATCCAAAAATATCTTGTTGGTCATCGCCTGATAGCATTGCTGCAATTCTTCATTGCTGTGCTGCATGATTTTAGGAACAAATTGTTTTAGAAGCGGGTAAAATTCCGAACCTTTATTCAAAATCATTATCCCGCTATCTGTCAGGGAAGCATTTTCATTTGTGCTGCTGTCAAAATCAGAAGTAGGGTTCAGCTCCTGAATCCACCCGGCTTTTATGTACTCCCGATTGACCGCCCACAATTCCGGGGTGATAATCTCAACATTAGGGTTCACGCTTTTTCACCCGCCTTTTGAATTTCCTGCTTTGTCTGTTCCAGCAACGAAATATAAGGTTGCAACAGTGCGTTGTATTTTACGGGATTTGCAATATACCGCTTAAATTCATTCTGCTGCATCGTCAGTTTTTGAAGTGAGCCTTTTAACCTGTTCAAAATTTCGGTCAGTCGGCTAAGCTGTCGGCGGTTTGCGGTCTGTGCCATACCCAACAGCATATTGATTTGCTGATTGTATTCTTTTACAACTTTCATAAACTCTGCTTGATGTTTCTGCATAATGTTTTACCCCCTTTACTGTGAAGCAAAATTCACGACACTTGAAAAAAGTTCATCAATATTCAAAGTCTGCTGAATCTCTGCTTTCTTTTTCTGAATTTCCTGTTCCAAAGATAAAATCTTTTCATCCCGTTCTATCCGTGCCAAAGCAATATTTTCTGTGCTTGATCCGTGCGCTCTGAAAGATCGCAAACCGCACTTGTAATTGCTGGATACAGCACATCCATAGAAGGAAGCTATTTTTTCAATTTCTCTATTGCACCGAAGTATGTTCAGTGCTTTATTTCTTATCTGTGCAATTCGTGAGCCGGAAAGGTGAAGTTCTTCCCCTAATTCTTCAAGGGTTTTGGAATATCGGTAATAGCCGGAAATGACCTTGCTTTCGTTTTCATTCAGTTCACCCACAATATTCCAAAGCAATTCATCAAAATATTCTTGTGTAAGGCGTTCTGTAACATTTTCTTCCATGTTGGACGGATCGGGAATTGTATCTTCCATCGAAATATTGTCCTTGCCATCAATCGGAGTTTGCAGACTTACAGAATTTGCTTCTTGCATCGCTTTTTTCAAAGCGTTCAACTGTTGTATTGAAATGTTCAACGCCGTGCAAACTTCCACTTCCGTAGGTTCTTTGTTCTGCACTTTACAGATAGACAGAAATTGTTTATACTTTGATATTCTCGCAAGCATATAAGCAGAAATGCGTTTTGAACTGCTATGATTTTCGCAATATCGCCGCATATACTGTTCAATCCAATATGCAGCATAAGTTATAAACTTTGCACCTTTGCCCGTTATATACTCATTAGCTGCTTTATATAAGCCCAAATACCCCTCTTGCATTAGATCATCTATTTCAACATAGCCGGAATACTTGCTTGCAAGCTGGAAGATAAAAGAACGGTTCTGCAAATAAAGCTGCTCCAAATTGGAATTTACATCAACCCCGGCTTGAATTTGTTGAACCAGTTCTTCATTTTCCATCTGCTTCAAACCTCGCTTTCAACAAATCAAGTTCCTTTTTCTCATAAGACACTTGAACAATCATCTTATCAAGCGTGCGCTGTTTAACGCCCGCTTCTTTTGCGTGAATGATAACTTCCAATCGCTGCCGGATTCGCTGTTCATTCTGTTTTAATAGTGCTTGTTGCCTTGCTGTCATATACTGCACCCCTTTCTCTACATAATCAAAAGAGGGTTGCGGGAAGCCCCACAACCCCCAAAAGAAAGGATCAAGTGTCAATCTTATCCGGTGTAATTTCCTCATTTGTCGGAATATAGTTGCTGAACATCAGCGGGTACTTCATGGCAAGTTCTTCATATTGCTTTCCAACTTCCATCATCCAATCAGGGGTTGCATACACGGAATAGCTTGTCTTTTCTCGCAGTTCAAAATGGTATGCTCCGTTATATCCCGTGTTGATAATCTCATAATTGACAAGTACCGGGTAATCAGCGACTTCTTCAATTTCTTTCAGACGATCCATGTATGCACTGATTTCCGAATTTACGCCCATGTACTCATAGATAATTTTAGTGATTTCCGGGTCATATCCGCTGATACCGTTCACATTAAGAGTTTTACTATGCTTGATAGTAATGACATCGTGGATGATCTTCAAAGCCTTATATGAGCCCTTCAGCGGTTCAAGGGTTGTTCTGAACAGTTCGCTTGTCAGTCCAGTTCCGCACATTTCAATGACTTTCAGAGCATTCGCAATTTCCGTTGAATGGTCTGCGTTGTCCTCTGCAAAAGAAACGCTGTATTCCTTACAAAACTGTTTTACTACCCCACGAATGGTTTCGGAAAATTGTTCGTTCAGATTTGCAAGTTCAGATTTCAGCGTGTCGATTGCTTCTTTTCGTCCAAAATCAGAAAAACGTTGATTAACTGCAATTTTATTTGCAGTATCAGAAATTTTCTTTACTTCCTGCTTATGAGTATTCATAAAGATCAGGATTTTCTTTGCATAGGTTTCATAAGATTTTTCCATTTTTAATCCTCCAAAATAACTAATTTCCAGTGTCCCGGCATTGTTGGTGAACAACTTGTATTCTGACTTGCAATATACGGTTTGCCCTCAAAATAACATAAGTCACCCTTTTTATATGGGGCGTTTAAGGGAAAGGGTTCAAGGTTCGTTCGCTTTTCCTCAAATTCTACCCTGTTCATTTTTACGAAGCCTTCATATTCTTTCATTTTTTCACTTTTCCTTTCTTTCCTACTGTGTTTTTCCTGTGAACCATTTTTGATCTTTATATCGTTCAATAAGCTGTTCAACGCTCAGCGAATTTTTATTCTGTATCAGGTCTTGCAAAGCTGGATTATCAAAACCCGGAAGCGGCATATTGGGGTGTTCAGCGGCTAAGGCAAGCAATCTTTGAATCAGGTTAATATATAAAGGCAACCATTCTTTCGGGGTTAATGCGGTATCAATGAATTGCTTTCGGTCGACTGAACCCACACAATAAAGAATAGGTTCAAGCGGCAAGTACAAATCCGGGGAAAGTATAATATCATCTATCATCAACACTGTTTTTTCGGTGACACCGGGAACACCTATCAAATAATTTTCAGCGTCAAACATAGTTTCAAAATACAAACATTTTCTTCCAAGATTTCTTGTTGCAATTCTTCCATCATCTTCACTACTGAACATAATAACCCCGATATGTTTTTTGTTACTTTGTGCCGCTTCCAGCCTGTTCAAACGGTTCAAAATTGCCACTTGTCCAATTTTACGCCTAATCATCCAATACCTGCCTTTCCATTTCTACAAGCCGCTGAATAATATTTTCATCTTCATGCAGCGTTACGCCTAATTCAAGAATAGTTCTTGCTGCTGATACTCTTGAAGAATCGGTTGCGGTTTTATCATTCATCACTGTTCTTAGAACTTCCAGTGATTCCAAACAATACCCCTGTGCTTTGTGCATTGTTTCGCAGAAAATATTGTTCTTGACTTCCTGCAACACCTTTTGAAATTCGGCATCCTTTTTCAATCTATACAAGGTAGTGATTGAAACGCCGGACTTTTCAGCCGCTTCTTTATTTGTCGGACAGGTTAAAAGATTCATTGCAACCAATTCTTTATTGATTCGTGCCATATCACCACCCCTTCAACTTTTTATTTGTTTGCGTAGTCACATGATACAGGATATAGTGTTTAATATCAATCCTATATACTATATTTAGTTATTTTCGCACAAAATAAGAAAACCGGGGCATCAGCCCCGGCAATCAATAATGCGATATATGGAATCAACAGATAACCCGTATTTATTCGCAAGTTCTGAAATGCTCATATCATTGCAGAAATCACGCCAAATTGCTTCATTTCGTTCATGCTTTGATGAAAATTCGCCCCGTCCCGGTATGTAAAGCCGTTCACCGGGAAAGGCTTCAAGAATTTGCTTGAATATTTCGCTGCCTGTGATCCCTTCTAACAATTTCAAGTTAATTTCGTTCTTGCTCAATCAATCACCACCTTTTGAAAGTTAATTTTCAAAGTAAGAATACACCCACATGACACATACAACCCGAAAAGCCTTGAAAATACTATGTTTTACAGTTATCAGCGGCATAACAACAGCATTTTCAACCTGAATGTCAACAACTTCTTTCCCTCTTTTTAGGGTGTCCGAAATGTCCGAATACTTCTTTTTAGGGTGTCAGAAATGTCAGGATACTTGTTTTGGGGGAGGATCGTAAATCTTGCGTTACTCCCTTTTTAGGGGGTCTAAAATGTCTAAATGCTTTTTTAGGGTGTCGGAAATGTCGGAACTAAATTGTTCCGCTTTTTAGGGTGTTACAAATGTTACTATACTTTTAGTGTGCGGATTTTCAAATTCTTTTCAAAATCGGTCAATTACTAACTTTTGCTAACCTCACACCCGTTCTTGAAACATTCTGTTTGTATCGTTCAGATAGTCGCAAGCAGCTTCCACAAGGGGAAGAACATTGATTTCTTCTCCCGGATCAGCATCCTTTTCCAAAGCGAAAATCAGGCTTTGCAGAATAGCCCTTGCTTTCATGTTGTTTTCATCAACCCGTGTAATCTGCTGTTCATTCATCATAAGTACCGCCTTTCATAACTTTTCTTGCAAAATTGATTTCTTCAACCAAATCAGTAGGAAGAACTGCTTCAATATCTTCTTGCTGCAAAATCTTTTGAATTACCAGCCGAATAGAAACTTCCCGCCACCAGTCAATTTTGCTTGTGTCCTTTGGGTGTCCAACAAGAATTGAAAATTCTTCCCCGTCTGCGGTGATAATCACCTTCACTTCATCAGCATCCAATACATCACCAACGGTTTCCCATCGTATGCCTGTAATGCGCTTTATGCTTCTTACTTTATTCAAAAATTCTTCACCTGTCATTTTATACCATCCTTTCTTGTTACGGTTGTTACTGTAAAGAAACTTTTTTATTTATCTTTTACTTTCAAAAAAAAAAGCTATCGAACAACTATTTTTTATTTCTATATAGAACTTTCATAGAACAGTAACAACGGTAACACTCGTTCAAAATCTGCTGTAATATCAATACTTCTCAAAGTGTTACCGTTTGCGTTACCGTTGTGTTACTGTTACGGTTTAACAAAGGCTTTCTGTTGCTTGCCGTTAAACCGTAACGGTTTCACGATTGTTCCCAATGCTCGATTCAATCGCTTTGAAAAAGTTAAATTGCTCATAGGGCGAAAACCATTTTCAGAGCAAAACACCTCATAGCGTTTGAAAACTTCTTTTGTAGGTTCATTGTAGACACCTTCAATTTCTCCCTCATCATTCTTGCATTCTTCAATAAATGATAATATCGGGTTATTTTCAAATTCATAGGTATTCTTTTCTTTCTGAGCCTTTACAGACATTGTGAATTTCTTTTGTTTCAGCACCCGCCGCAGTCCCTCAAGCGAAAGATTTATAAAATACTGTACTGCTTCCGGCTCTGTAAGTTTATAGCGAATTTGCGGATCATAGCCACTGTCCATTTCGCTGAAATGAGCATTCATAGGAATTATTAAAAGTCGTCGAGTGGCTGCCCCCGTAGAATCATTCGTGCGAGGAATCTCATTTGCTGAAAAAATCAATTTTGTATATGGTCTGAAATTGAATGGCGGCTTGCCCTTTTCTTCTGCCTTGACAATCTCCCCGGTAACTATCTTTTTGAAGGTTGCAACATCCTCTTTATAGGAATCCGAAATATCATCCCCTAAGTTTGCCAACTTTCCAAATAGCATTGCTGTTGAGAACTTTCCATCCAGTTCCTTAAAATCGAGGTTCGATACATTTGTATCACCAAGCATTGATTGCAGCATGAAAATAAAGGTGCTTTTACCGTTGCTTTTTTCTCCCACAAGAATAGGTGCTTTACCGCCGCCAATGGTGTTATCACGATATAGGCACATACCGCCTACTTCTTCCAGCAAAGCCCGGATTTGCGAATCATTGCACGAAAGGCGGTTTAATACATCATCAACTAACGGGGAAGCTGCGCCGGGGTTATATTCCCATGGAATCAAGTTTGTGATTGCCTGATTTGGTGTGAATTCTAAAAGTTCATTCAGTTCAACATTAAACAAACCATTTTTGAACGCAATTAACACCGGGGCGGCTGGTTGTGCATCAGCGGCTTTAATTCTGATATAGTCCAAAACTTCATTTCGCTTTGTCCTTGTCAGGTTATCTAACTCCTTCAACATGATTTTTTCAATCGGTTCATACCCCGGTAAATAGATACCATCCTGATATATATGAATGCTTCCGTTGATCCGCTTGATATGGTATTTTTCAATCAAATAATCACCGAACTTATTATGAAGGAATTGCCCCTTGCTGCTGTAAAATTTGGAACTGTCGATTGCATTCACGGAATCCCATGCTTCACGGCGAACGGCATTTTCAAATTCATCCCCCAAAGGAACAGAAAACAAGAACTGTTCAATCAGTTTAGCCGCTTCTTTGAACTGCTCATAAGAATACCCGGCTGCTTTCATAGGGTTCATATAGGTGAAAAGTCCATCTTGCCGCCCGTCACCTTCACCGATATTCAAAAAGTTGTGCTTACTACCCGATTTTAACGGAAGATCATAGAACGGGATTTCATCAAGCGTTTTATCCTCTTTGATATTGGCATACACGACTTCCCGCAATGTGCCATCTTCCTTTGAAAGACTTGTTGCACATTTGGCGGCTTTGATTTCCCCTGTACTTACAATTTGTTTGATTCCGCTTTTATAGTCTACCGGGTTCAAAGTCAGAACGGTTTTATTTCCGCTGTTGTTCTTCACTGGCTGTCTTGCTGAATTGAACCAATAGAAGTGACCGCCCTTGTTGGGGGATTTTACAGCTATGCAATACTGATTCAGGGCTTTTGCAATTCTTAATCTGCAATCGAACGCCGCTGCATCATCATAATCAACCATGATGATATGTTCGGGTAAAATTCCGCAAATCCATCTATATTTTTGGGCTTTATCCCACGGCTGCGGCTTATGGTTTAGGAAGGGGGCTTTGAAATTTGGCTTTCCATCCTTACCGCCGTTTCCCCCTTCAACGAAGCCTGAACAGATGATATTTGCAGCTTGTTCTAATGTAATCACCGATATTCACCCCTTCCTTGAATAAGTTTGTTACTTCATCCTGATATGTGTTTTTCTCACAAAAGCGGATCATTGATTTACACACTGAAATCAGAAACACCGCTTTTGATATAAACAATGTTGCAGCATTGCTTATTAAAGCGTTTCGCATGATATTTCACGATTTACTTTCCTTTCTTCTAAAATTTTAAGTTGCTTTCGGAATCCCTTATTCAATGTCGATAAGATCGGTTACAGGCACATTCAAAGCCTTTGCAATCTTTCCTACCGTTGCGGGTTTGCACTTATTTCCTGCTGCAATCCGTCTGTATGTCTGATACTGAATATTGATTTCTTTACAGAGGTCATAAGGGTTCATGCAGGAAGTAGCCAATGCAATCTGTAACTTTTGAAAGTTAATCTTCAATTTATTCACCTTCTTTCTTTTTTCGCCTGAAAAATCACTTCATCCTGATTTTCGGTCACTTCCCCCGTTGGTGTTGCAGCACTGACGGGGAATTTTTAGAAACAGTCAGGAAGTCTGCTGTTTTAAGATTTTGTCAATCTCCATAAGCAAATACCCGTACTGTGTATAACTCTTAAACTCAACATTTACATCCAGCTTCAAATCTTTCAGAATGCCGTTCATAATGTAAATGTTAATTCCATTTGTAATCATCCATACATATTCCTTACCGTTTGCACGAATAAGAACAGCGGGTTTACTCATATACGGAACCAATTCAACGCCAGTAATATGATTAGGTTGGATCACATGATTTATAGTGAGTGCATCAAGTTTGATTTGCTTTTTTACATTCACATAGTCCATAAGGTTAATTACTTTACACATTTTTCATTGCTCCTTTCTGTTAGTACGCTCTTGACAGCTTGTTTTTTATCTGTTATCATCATTGTATCAGCTTGTTATTGCGCTGTCAATACCAAAAAGAGATTATTTTCAATCTGTCTTTTTCTTATCATCTATGCTATACTAAGTTTGGAAGTAGGTGATAAAAGTGACTGTCGGCGAAAATATCAAGCGATTACGAAGGGAAAGGGGGCTTACACAAAAGAATTTGGGGGAACTCTGCGGAATAGCTGAACCAAATATTAGGAAGTATGAAAACGGCAAGCAGAACCCAAAATTGGAAACTGTTGAAAAAATAGCTACTGCTTTAGGCGTAACAGCTTTTGAACTAATTGGAATGGAATATTTCGACCTTCAAAACCCTAATGCTGGAAAGCAGTATGCAGAATACAGCAGTTTTCAAAGCTACCTTTCTTCATTGGGATATATTATTGAAGAACAGCCGGAAAGATATGATGAAGAAGGGATTATTTCTTGCACTTATGCTATTTCCGGCAATGGTGTTTCTGTTGTACTCTCCGATGAAGAATACAATCAGTTACAATCCTCTGCGGGGGATTTGATTTTTTCTTTTCTTTGGAAGAAACAACGCAAAAAATAAGCCGCTTCCCGTTGCAGCGGGAAGCGGCTAAAAAGAAGAATCCCCGTCTACTGCAATAGACAGGGATTCCGAAAGCAACCAAATCAAGAAACCTGCAAAGAATCGTGAAATGGTTAATGTCATTATACCATTCCATGATTCAAAAATCAATGAAAGGAATGGTGTATATGCGCTTACCAAATGGATTTGGAAATGTTTCAAAACTGCCCGGAAACAGAAGAAAACCGTACCGGGCAAGAGTTACAGTTGGATGGGAAACGGACGAAGAAGCCGGAACAATCCGGCAACGCTTCAAAACAATAGGCTATTACGAAACAAAACAAGAAGGGCTGATTGCTCTTTCGACCTATCATCAAACCCCGTATGATATAGACAGCACAAAAATTACTTTTGCGGAAGTCTTTGATCGGTGGTCTGCTGAACACTATCCCAAAGTGTCCGCTTCCAATGCCAAAGGCTATAATGCCGCTTATCGTTCCTGTGCTGTTATTGAAAAGCTGCGGTTTGTAGATATTCGGTTAGCCCATCTGCAAGGCGTGATTGACGATTGCGGGAAGAATTATCCTACAATGAAGAAAATCAAGCAACTATTCAATCAGCTTTACAAATACGCTATGCAGAATGATCTTTGCGGAAAAGATTATTCTAAGTATGTCGATATAAACCAATATCGGGATCGAAACCCGAACGCATACAACCGCCTGCCATTCAGCAAAAGCGAAATTGAAAAGGTTTGGCAATGGAAAGACAGCAACGAATATATTTCTGTTATCCTCATGCTGATCTATTCCGGTGTTCGCATTGGTGAATTGCTCAATTTGAAAAAAGAATGTGTCAACCTTGAAGAACGATGGTTTGATATAACCGCATCCAAAACAGAATCCGGCATCCGCAAAGTTCCGATTGCCGAAAAGGTGTTCCCATACTTTGAATATTGGATGAACAAAAACGATTGTGAATATTTGCTTTCCACCCCGGAAGGAAGACATCTTGAATATCGCAATTACTATGATTCTTATTGGACACCCCTTATTGAACAGATGGGAATGAAGCACCGCCCGCACGATACCCGGCATACTTGCGTTTCTTTACTTACCGTTGCCGGGGTTCAGGATAAGATCATCAAGAAAATTGTCGGACATAAGGGGCAATCTGTAACAGAGATTGTATATACCCACTTTGAAATGCAAGAATTGATTGAAGCAATTAACAAAATATAA